GGGCCGGTGTTTCGGCAGACGCGGATAGTTGAGCGACGGTGATGAAAAGGCTAAAGGCTAAGGGATAAGGGCTAAAATTCCCTCACCCCCCGGCCCCCTCTCCCAGGGGTAGAGGGGGAGATCAGCGGAAGACCCCCCTCCTGCCTCCCCCCGTTGCGACAGGGGGAGGGAATGGGGTAGAGGCCGTGGTTCGGTGGTTAGGTGGTTAGGTGTGCCGGCTGGAAGCCGGCGGTCCGACCGGAATGCCTGGGGCAGAGATTCGAGGGTGCATGACGATTCGTAGCCGGAAAGGCGGGCAGGTGGTGCGCCGTGGGCCGCAGCAAGCGGTCGGTCGGCGCATGCGCGCGTCCGGTTATTCGCGTTATTGGCCGAATGACTGGCTGCGCAGCGGCGGATCGCCGTTGGAGGATATCAACGCCAATCTGCAAGAGCTGCGCGTGATGTCGCGCGATCTGTTCATGGGCGGCTCGGGGCTGGCAACCGGCGCGATCAAGACGCTGCGCACGAACGTGGTGGGACCCGGCCTGATGCTGCATGCGACTCCCGACGCGCGCATGCTGGGCATTACGCCGGAGCAAGCGAGCGAATGGGCGTACCAGACAGAGCGGCGCTTTTCGCTGTGGGCCGGGTCCACCGATTGCGACATTGCCCGGCAGAACACGTTTGTCGAGCTGCAGCAACTGGCGATGCTGGCCTGGCCGATGAGCGGCGACTGTTTTGCGTTGCTGCCGATTCTTCCGCGCCCACACAGCCGCTACGACCTGCGCATCAAATTGATCGAAGCCGACCGGGTGTGCAACCCGAGCTCGCTGGCCTTTACGGGGATTAACCAGCAGGTGAGCCGGTTGGACAACGGCAACATGATCACCCAGGGCGTCGAGGTGACGCCCTACGGCGAAGTGGTCGCGTATCACGTCTGCAACCGGCATCCGATGACGAGCCAGTATGTCACGCAGCAGGCGGCGGCCTGGGAGCGCGTGGAGATGCGCGGGGCGACGACGGGGCGGCGGAATATCCTGCACCTGTTCACCCCGGAGCGCCCGGAGCAGTATCGCGGGGTGCCAGTGCTGGCGCCGATTATTGCCGCGTTGAAACAACTCGGCAGGTATATCGACACGGAGCTGATCGCCTCGGTGACGTCGGGGATGTTCGCCGCGTTCATCACCAGCCAAAACCCGGAGGCGCGCGGGAGCTACAACCCGACGACGGGTGAGCGCGACCCGATCGAGCTGACGCCGGGCATGGTGATGGAACTGAACCCGAACGAGCACGTCGAGTCCGTGAACCCCGGGCGTCCGAATACGGCGTTCGAGGGGTTCGTGACGGCAGTGGTGCGGATCATCGGCACGGCACTGGAGATCCCGCCCGAAGTGCTGATGAAATCGTTCAACGCCTCGTATTCTGCCTCGCGCGCCGCGCTGTTGGAATTCTGGAAGATGTGCAAGATGTATCGCGCCTGGCTGGCGCGGAACTTCTGCCAGCCGATCTACGAGGAGTGGCTGGCCGAGGATATCGCGCGCGGGTACACCGACGCCCCCGGATTTTTCGACGATGCGTTGATTCGTCAAGCCTGGTGTGCCGCCGTATGGAACGGCCCGGCGCCGGGGCATATCCAGCCGCAGCAGGAGGCGCGAGCGGCGCACCAGCGCATGGCCGACTGCATTACGACCGGGGCGCAGGAGGCGATGGAGGCGAACGGCAGCGATTACGAGCAGAACGTGATCCAGCGCGGCCACGAGGAGCGACTTCGCCAACAGAACGGACTGCCTCCGTTGGAACCGGATGCCGCAGAGAACACCCCGACGCCGGGGGCGAGCACGGCGCTGGCGGATGACGGGCGTTTCCTGGAGCTGGAGGCGGTGCTGGATGGCGACGCGGAGATGCTGGAGCATTTGGAGAGCATTAAGCGGGATTTGGCGGGGCCTAAGGGATAGATGGGCGTCCATGCCGTGTTATCGCCTGCCCCTGCAGGCGCGGCGGCCAGGGACGGCCGCCCTCCCGGAGATGGCACGGGGCGGAGATAAAAATCATGGGTGAGCGAGGTAGATCAATGAAGACGATGCGACATAGGATGCAGGCGGCTGGGGGTGGCCGACAGGCCGGCCAGCGCTTCTGGTCATTCCGCGCGGCGGCCGAGGCGGGCGCCGCCGAGCTGCTGCTGTACGGCCCGATCAGCGACACCACCTGGTGGGGCGATGAGGTGACGCCGGCGCTGTTTGCCGAAGACCTGGCGGCGCTGGGCGACGTGCGGCAGTTGACCGTGCGCATCTACTCCTACGGCGGCGACCCATTTGCGGCGCTGGCGATTCGCAGCCTGCTGAACGATCACCCGGCGGAGATTACCGTGCGCATTGACGGGGCGGCGGCCAGCGCGGCGACGCTGATTGCCCCGGCGCGCGCCCGGGTGGTGATGCCGGCGAACTCGGCGCTGCTGGTGCACCATGCCCGCGCGGCCGGCTTCGTGTGGATGACGGCCGAGGAGCTGCGCCAGTACGCCGACGAGGTCGAGGCGATGAGCGAGGCGATCGTCAACGTGTACGCCGAGCGCACGGGCATGGAGCGCGATGCGCTCTGGGCGCTGATGGACGAGGACCGCTGGATGTACGCCGCGGAAGCGGTCGAGAAGGGTTTCGCCGACGAGCTGCTGGCCGAGAAGATGGCCGCGCGCGTCGATGGCCCGCAGTTGCTGGTAAACGGCGTGGGGCTGGAGCTGGCGCGCTTCGACGGGTTGGATGTCGAGGCGATTGCGGAGGAAGCCGAGGGCGAGGGTGAGGGAGAGGGGGAGTCCCTCACCCCCCCGCCCCCTCTCCCAGGGGTAGAGGGGGAGTCCGAGGGCGAGAACACGGCAAACGCGCTGTTCCCGTTCGCGATTATCGGGGGCACGGAGATCATGGTGGGCGAGACGCGGTACACCGTGACGGCCTCCTGGTTTGCCGAGCACTTCCCGGCACTGGCCGACGAGATTCGCGGCCAGGGCGTTGAGGCGGAGCGGGAGCGGCAGTTGCGGCTGGACGCGTACGTGACGCCAGCGACGGCGGAGATCATCGCTGCGGCGCGGGCGTCGGGGGCGAGCCCGGGCGAGGTGTGCGAGCAGATCGTGCAGGCCGGGCTGAAGAACCAGGCCGGTTTACAGTTCCTGCAGCAGCGCGCGGCGGATGCGCACGTGAGCGGGGCAAACGGCGTGGCGGCCAGCGTGGCGCCGGACGGGAACGCGGCGGATGCGGAGTACCAGTCGGTGCTGGCGGCGGCCAAGCGGAACTGTGAGACGGGGCGCGTGTAAGAGAAGGTGTGAAGGTGGGGAGGTGGTTAGGTGTGCCCCCTCCCCCAGCCCCCTCCCCGGTTGGGGAGGGGAGGGAGAGGACAAAGGAAGACCCCCCTCCTGCCTCCCCCCGTTGCGACAGGGGGAGGGAACGATGGACGGGCATGGGCGGATGGCACGGAGCGCTGGATTGACCACGTTGTGACGGATTCCCCGGCTGGGGGCCATATCAGATTTTCGATGAGGAGACGAGCATGACGACAGAGACTTTAGTGCGAGACAACCTGCTGGCCGGCGGCGTGCCGCCGGTGCTGGGCAGGGGGACATTGGCCCTCGGCGCGGGGGCGTTGACGCGCGGCAGCGTGCTGGGGCGCATCCTGCTGGCGATTGCCGCCGCGGCCGCAGGTGAGAACAACACCGGCAACGGCACCTGCACGGGCGTCGCGCTGGGCGTCGGCGCGCAGGTCGGCACCTATACGCTCACCTGTGTGGGGAGCAGCGGCACACTGGCGGCGGTGGCGGGCGATGCGGTGGGCACGGGCAACGGCGTGTTGACGCTGGATGCCACCACTCCGCTGCTGACCGGCGCGCAGCCGGGCGTCTACCAGATCGTGTGCGTGGAGCCGGGCACGAATGTCGGCACGTTCCAGGTGCTCGACCCGAACGGCGTGTTCATCGGTTCGTATACGGTAGGCGGAGCGGACTTTGCCACGCAGATCAAGTTCGCGATCGCGGACGGGAGCACCGACTTTGCCGCCGGCGACTACTTCGAGGTGACGGTGACGGCGGGCGTGCCCAGCAACGGCCTGGCGACCTTCACGGTGACCGACCCGAACGGGGCGGCGCTGGCGAATGCGACGGTCGGCACGGCGTACGTGGGGCAGGTCCTGTTCACGCTGAACGACGGCACGACTAACTTCGCGATCGGCGACGCGTTTACCATCGCGGTGAGCGCGACGCTGGGGAACTGGAAGTTGTGCAACAGCGCGAGCACCGACGGCTCGCAGCATCCGGACATGATCCTGGCGGAAGCCGCCGACGCGACCAGCGTGGCCGTGCCGGTGCCGACGTACCTCGAGGGCGTGTTCAACGAGGACGCCCTGACCTTCGGCGGCACGGACACTGCGGACACCCACCGGCAGGCGATGCGCGACAAGGGGATGCACCTGCAGACGGTGATCCACGGATAGGGTTTCAGGGTTTAAGGGGGTCAGGGTTTTAGGGAGCCCTCACCCCCTGGCCCACGTGAGATAGGCATTTACGTCGTGAAGACGTGACCAAATTTTACCCCGGATGCCGGGGACGCAAGGAGAAAGAGAGATGGCAATCAACTGGTTCCAACCGCGGACGTTGCTCGGCGCCTGGGAGCAGACGGGCAAGCGGGCGAGGACGTTCCTGCAGGATATGTTCTTTTCGCGCCGCTTCATGTCGTCCACCGAGCACATCGACATGGACGAGGTGATCGACAACCGGATCATGGCGGCCTTTTCGGCCGTTGACGGCAGCGGCAAAACCGTCAACCGCATCGGCTTCAAGGGCCACAGCTACACGCCGCCGGCACTGAAGCCGCGGATGAACATGAAGCAGCTTGACCTGATGCAGCGCATGCCGGGCGAATCGGTGTATGACGGGATGAAGCCGGAGGAGCGCGAAGTCGCTCTGGTGCAGCGCGACTTGCTGCGCATGAGCAACATGAACACCCGCCGCCGGGAATGGATGTGCGCGCAGACGATGTTCGGCGGCACGGTGGCGATGGTGGGCGATGACTACAGCCAGACGCTCGACTTCGGCCTGACGATGACGGAGACGCTGGCCGGCAACGCCTTGTGGAGCGCCTCGGCCACAGCCACCCCGTTAGACGACCTGGAGCGCTGGATGCTGGCGGTGCTGGCGGAGACCGGCGTGATGCCGGACAAGTGCGTGATGGCCGCGGATGTGGCGCAGGCATTCATGAAGTGCACCCAGGTGACCGCTGAGGCGACTAAGATGCAAAACGTGCTGTTGCGCATCGACCCGACACCGCTGCCCGAATACCCGGGCGCGACTTCGCTGGGGTACTACAAGACGCCGACCGGCTACCTGGTAGAAGTGTTCGTGTACACCGAGTATTACGAGACGGTGAACGCGGCCGGGACGGTGACCCGTGCCCCGATGGTGCCGGCCGGCAAACTGGTGCTGGCCAACCCGACCGATTCGTTCGTGCTGGCCTTCGGCGCGTACACCGACTTGAGCACGCAGCCGGCGGTAACCTACCAGGTGGAGGAGTATCCGCGCCAGTGGTACGACGGCGATACCAACATCCGCTGGATGGAACTGGTGAGCCGTCCGTTGACGGCGCCGACGCTGACCAATGGCTGGTACTGCGCGACGGTGCTGTAAGTTGTAAGTGTGAAGGTGGGGAGGTGGTTAGGTGTGCCCCCTCCCCCAGCCCCCTCCCTGCAAGGCTAAAGGCTAAGGGATAAGGGATAAAGGCGGCCAGGGACGGCCTCCCTCCCGGGGTGGGGAGGGCATGGATCGATCGAGAGCATGAGAGGTGCGTGATGGTGAAGACGCAACACGAGATACTGCCGGAGCAGGACGACGCGACCCAGCCGCATGAGCAGGAGACCGTTGAGACCCCTGCCACCGACAAGCCGGACGAGGCGCGCGAGCCCGAAGCGGTATCCAGCAAGACGCGCATCCCCGTGCGTGTGTTGACCCCGGTGCGGGACCGCGTGACGTATCAGCCGGGCGAGGTGCTGGTGCACCTGGGCGAGGCGGAGATCGAGCGGCTGGAGCGGCTGGGTGCCGTCGAGCGGCTGTCCGGGGAGATCGTCGAACACGACGGGCGCTATTTTTACGCGGTGTAACGGAGCGATCTGATGACACTGACGCTGGCGGAGATTCAGGAGCGGGACAACCGGGCTGCGCTGGCCACCGGGCGGTTGCGCAACATCGGCGAGGCGCGCGGGGTGCAGTCGTTGCTGGTCGAGGACGTGCAGAGCAACGTGGCCGGGCGTGTGAACGCAGGGACGTACGAGGAGCGCTGGCTGCTGAAGTGTATGACCGCCGACCTGCCGGAATTGCCGGTACCGCAACAAGCCCTCCGTGTGGATGATGCGATGTATATCGTCGAGACGGTGCAGGACATCGAGGGAATGCTGGATTTGCGGCTGGTTGTGCGGAGAGCCTAGGGCGTGGAAGGCTAAAGGCTAAGGGATAAGGGCTCAAGTTCCCTCACCCCCCCGGCCCCCTCTCCCAGGGGTAGAGGGGGAGGGACGAAGGATGAAGGCGCGGCCCCCCCCGGGTGGGGTGCGGAGAGATCGATGATTACGGTGAGCGAGGACCAACTGAAGAGGGCGGAGCGGATGCTGAAGGGCGTGCAGGACGGCATGCCCAAGGCGGTGTCTTCTGCCATCAACCGTGCGGCTGATGCCAGCCGGACGGAGATCGTGCGGATCATTTCTCGCACCTATTTCGTGAAGGCAGAGGATGTCCGCAACTCGATCAAAATCAGGGGAGCATCACTGCAACGGTTGGACGCGGAGATCAAAAGCCGGGGAAAAGCTATTCCGCTTGATAGGTTCCGCGTGTCGGGCAACCCGATGAAGCGCTTGCGGAAGTTTCCGCAGGCCAGTAAACCGGTGACGGTGCAGGTACGGCGCGACTCGCAGGGACAAGGTAGCTCAAAAACGTTCGCCGCGCGTGCTCGTAAAAAATTGGGCGGCCGCTTTGGCTTATACCAGCGCAAAGGTAGTGATCGTTATCCTATCAAGTCGCTTTGGGGGCCTCCGTTCCCCATCATGATCGGCGAGAAGCGCAACTTTGCACAGATCAATGCGCGGGCGCAGGAGATCCTGGATAAGCGGTTCGACCATGAGATTGCACGGTTGTTGAAAGGATTCGAGGGCAAGCGGCGATGAGTGATGCACTCGGCATGAATCCGGTGGACCTGGTGTTGTCGCTGGCGGCGGAGCTGGAGACGCCGACGCAGGAATTCCTGCTGGCGAACGGTCAGCAGGCGCGGCGGAACACGGTGCAGATCCATTGCGGGGTGATGCCGACGAAGCGCCCGGACCAGTCGGAATGGCCGTTTCTGTACGTGTACCTGATGGAGGGCGAAGACGGGGGCGATCTCTCGTTCACCACCTGCGCCATTCTCGTCGGCACGTACAGTCAGGAAGACGCGGGGTGGCGGGATGCCCTGAACCTGGCGATGTGCGTGCGCACGCACCTGCTGCGTCACCGGCTGCTGGCGGGCAAGTACCGGCTGCTGCTGGATGATAAGCACAAATTGAAATACTCAACCTTCGAGCAGCTCACGAGCGAGGCGCGCACGTACCCGTTTAACTACGTGCTGCTGCAGGCAAGCTGGCGGACGGCGTCGATCGCGCCGGAGGAGCCGGATTTCTGGCAGGAGACCGTCCGATAGATGATGCACCCCGGATACCGGGGGGTGAGAGGAGTTAGCGACCATGGCCGTACAACACGGTATTACCACCACGATTTTACCGAGCGCGACGACGCCCATCGCGGATATCAACGCGGGGCTGCCGGTGTGCATCGGGGCGGTGCCCAACTGGCAGATCGACGGCATCGGCGCGTCGGGGCTGCTCGGCCCGTTTTACTCGATGGCCGAGTTCCGGGCGGTCTGCGGATGGTCGGTCGATTACGACCGCTATCCGGGCTGCGAAGCCGCCGACGTGTTTTTCAATCTCTACAACGTGGGTCCGCTGATCATCATCAATCCGCTGGATCCGGTGGCGGACGGGACGGCGATCACGCCGGCCGTCGTCGCCCTGGTCGGCGGCGTGTATACCATCGCCGCCAATGACATCGTGCTGTCGACGCTGGTGGTGAAGTCGGCGGATGGCGTGACGACCTACGCCGAGGGCGACGACTACACCGCCGCCTACGATGCCGACTTCAACGTGGTCATCACGCGGGTGGCGGAGGGGACGATTCCGGCCGCGACCTCGGAGATCCAACTCAATTACAAGACGGTAACCGACAGCGCGCTGGCGGCCGCGGACATCGTGACGTTCGTCGCCAAGGTCGACGAGATCTTCCCGAAGCTGCGGTTGACCCCCGGCCAGTTGCTGGCGCCGGGCTGGAGCGACAACGCGACGGTGGCGGCCGCGCTGACGGCGAAGGCGAATGCGATCAACGTGATGTTCGGGTGCATTGCGCTGACGGACATCCCGACCGACACGGTGACCTCGTATTCGACCGTCGCCGCGTGGATCTCGACCAACAGCTACACGGACGGCATTCAGGTGAACTGCTGGCCGCTGGTGACGCTGGGCGGGGTGAAATACCACCTCTCCACGCATATCGCGGCGCTGAACTGCCTGACTGACTCGTCGAACGCGGACATCCCGTACAACAGCCCGAGCAATCGCGCGTTAAGCATCGACGGGGCGTGCCTGGCGGACGACACCGCGGTGTGGCTGGGTCCGGAGACGTTCACGGCGGCGGAAGTGCCGTTCGTGACGGCGATCAACTTCCTGGAATGGACGGCGTGGGGCAATCGGACGGGGGCGTTCGCGGCCTCGACCGATGCGCTGACGTTCATCCCCAACATGCGCATGACGCAATGGATGCGCAACAAGCTCACCTTGACCTTCTGGCGCGCGGTGGACCGCCCGATCAACATGCGGCTGGTGGACACGATCGTCGACAGCGCCAACCAGTGGTACAACGGGCTGACGGCGCGCGGCGCCATCCTGGGCGGGCGCTGTGAGGTGCAGCGTGCGCTGAACAGTGATCTCGACCTGGCGGGCGGAAAGCTGACCGTGAGTTACTACAACGGCTTCAGCAGCCCGGCGCGGTTGATCGAGCAGCAGTTGCAGTTGGATGCGTCGTATTTCGGGACGCTGTTCAGCTAATAGGGGAAGGTAGAAGCTGGAAGATAGAATCCCCCTCCCCCTGACCCCCTCCCCGAAGCGGGGAGGGGGAAGGACTTGACAAAGGAGCATTGAGATGAGCCTACCGATTGGAAGTTCCGCGACGCAGCCGATTCCCGCGCAGGTGGTGACGTTTGCCGTGTACCGCGAGGGTGCGGCGCTGGCCTCGGGCATCGCGGATGTGAAATTACCGGACATCGGTTTTGTGACCGAAGAGGTCTTCGGCGCGGGGATGACCGGGAAGCTCGAAGTGGTGATGCCGCTGCTGGAGGCGATGGTCGCGACGATTAAGTGGCGCACGGTGCACGAGGATCAATTCACGCTGATGCAGGTGCTGCAGCAGCAGGGGTTGATTTTCCGGGTCGCGCAGGAGTCGTATGACCCGGGCGCGGGCGGCCCGCGCTTTGACGGGGTGAGCGTGCGCATGCGGGCGCAGGGCAAGAAGCTGACGGGCGGCAGCGTGGCCCCCGGCACGGCCACTGACACGGAGATCGAGCTGGCGGTGCACTACCTGAAGATGGTGACGAACAGCGGCAAGATCCTGATCGAGGCCGATCCTGTGGGCAGGGTGTTGATCGTCGACGGCGTCGACCAGTTGGCGTCGCTGCGGGCGCTGCTGTAAGTCCCCCCTGGGGGGGACGTGTGCAGGTGTGAAAGTGTGAAGGTGTGCCCCTCCCCCCAGCCCCCTCCCCGGTTGGGGAGGGGGGGGGCGGACGGCGCGATTGATGTGAGAAGGGATTGATACTATGCACTACCAGTTGAAACGCCCCATTACCTTTGACGGCAATCCGGTGACCGGGCTGGCGTTCGATTTCGAGAAGTTGACCGGCGCCGATCTCCTGCAGGTCGAGCAGATGCTGCGCAAGCGGCTGGCGGTATCCGGCGAGATGCTGCTGATGCCGGAGAGCGATTCTCGCTATCTCGTCGCGTTGGCGGCGCTGGCGGCCGGCGTGCCGGTGGAACTGATTCACGCGCTGAAGGCGGGCGATTACATGCAGGTGGTCAGCCAGGCGCGGGTTTTTTTAATGGGCGAGGGGGAGGAAGAGATTCCCCCGGCGTGCGATCAGGACACCACGCCCGTGGCATAGCGATGCGGTTGGCGCGGGAGTATTCGACTCCCATCGACTATTTTCTCTCTCTGCCGCTGGATGAGCTGGGGGAGGTGATCCGGGAACACCAGCGGATTGCCGAGGAAGCGAAGGGCGCTGATGGCTAACATCCGTGAGATTCAATTCAAGCTGGCCGCGAAGATGGACCCGCGCATGGCCGCGGCGTTTGGCAAGTCGGCGCAACTGATGCAGAAGCAGCAGGCGCAGATGATCCGTGTGAACGAGGCGGAGGTGCGGCTGTCGAAAGCGCACCTGGCGCTGGCGCGGAATGCCGGGCAGGCGGAGCGGGCGGAGGTGAAGCAGGCGCGGGCGGCGTTGCAACTGGAGCGCGCGCAGATGAAGCTGCAGCAGCGGCTGCACGGGGTAGCGGACGCCGGCAGCCGGGCGGCGCGGGCGTCGGGGAATTTTCTGGGCAGCATGCGCGGGATGCTCGGGTTGGCGGCCAGTTATTTGTCCATTCAGGCGATTGCGAGCGCCTACAAGTCGGTGACGGAGGCGCTGAACGGGCAACTGCGCGCCGAGCAACGCCTGCAGACGCTGATGAGCAACGTGAAGGGCACGCGGCAGGCGGACATCAACCTGATCAAGCGGTACGCCTCGGAATTGCAGCGCTCGACGGTGGTCGGGGATGAGGTGACGATACAGGGTGCGTCGCAGCTCGCCACGTTCCAACTGCAGGCGAAATACATCCAGCAACTCATGCCGGCGTTGCAGGATCTGGCGGTCGGGCAGTACGGCGTGAAGGTGAGCCAGGAGCAGATGCAGCAGAGCGCCAACCTGATCGGTAAGGTGTTTACCGGCCAGGTGGGGGCGTTGCGCCGCGCCGGCGTGAGTTTCGATAAGACCCAGGCCAAGCTGTTGAAGAACGGCACGCAGGCGCAAAAAGTGGCGACGATCGTGCAGGTGCTGCAGGAGAATTACGGCGGCCTGGCGCGGACGATGGCGCAGACGCCGGAAGGGCGCGAGGTGCAACTGGCCAACGCCTGGGGCGATTTGCAGGAGCGGATGGGGGCGTTCGCGCTGCCGTTGCGCGAGGGGGTTGTCAAGTACCTGGCGGAGAATCTGCCGCGCATCGAGGCGTTTATCACCCGTGTGGGCTCGATCGCGTCGAAGGGCTTTGCGCTGATCAAGCCGTACGTGCTGGAGATCGCCAAATGGTTCCAGCAAGCCTGGCAGCGGATCGCCCCCATTTTGGAGGGCATGCGGCCGACGCTGGTGCAGATGGGGCAGAGCTGGGCGACGACGTACCAGAATGTCAAGCCGGTGCTGCAATTCATCCTCACCCAGGTGCTGCCGGCGCTGATCACCGTGGTCGGCTGGGTGCTGAAGGTGGCCAGCGTGATCATTGAGGTGCAGTCGCGCTTTATCGCGTTTGGCGTGCGGATCATCAGCAACTTCGACAAGGTGGTGGCATTCTTCAAGCAGTGGAGTCCGCTCATCCTCTCGCTGCTGGGGCCGATCGGCTGGTTTACTAACATTTTCATCCGCAATTGGGAGCGCATCAAGGGGGCGGCGGTGGCCATCGTGACGCCGATCCGGACGGCCTTTCGCGCGCTGTTCGAGTGGATCACCACGCATCCGATGTTCAAGTTCGCGCAGAAGGTGGTCGACCTGGCGGTGGAGGGCGGCTCGACTGCCATCAAGTTCGGCGCAAACGTCGCGCAGCGCGGCGTGCAGATGGGCGGCGCTGCGCTGCAGTGGACGAATACCTTCTTCGGCGGTGTTCCCCAGCACGCGGAAGGCGGGGTGTTCAACCGGCCGCATATCGGCATGGTGGCAGAGGACGGCGCAGAGGCGGTGGTGCCGCTGACCAAACCGGCGCGGGCGCAGCAGGTGATGGCGGCGGCCGGGTTGGGCGGCATCACGTTCGCCCCGGTGATCAATATCACGGGCGGCGGTCCGGATACGCGCAGCCAGGTCGAGGAGGGGTTGCGGATGGGGCTGCGCGAGTTCGAGCAGATGTACGACCGGATGAAGAGCCGGCGCAGGGGGTTGAGCTATGCCGGCGCGTGACATCTATACGACGGTGCAAGGGGATAGCTGGGATCTGATCGCCTATAAAGTTTATGGCGATTCGTACCAGATGGACGCTTTGTTGCGGGCGAATCCGGAGCACCGCGCGACGTTGCGTTTTTCTGCCGGGGTAGAGATCGTCTGCCCTGATGTGGAGATTGCGGTGAGCAGCACGCTGCCGCCCTGGAAGGTGTGAGCGAGAAGGATAAGGGCTAAGGGATAAAGGATAAAGCGGCATCGTGCCGATTTATCGCCTGCTCCTGCAGGCGCGGCGGCCAGGGACGGCCGCCCTCCCGGGGGTTGGAAGGGACGGAGGTCAGGCATGGTGATGGTGGCGCCAGAGTTGCGGATTGCGGATGTGCCGGAGAGCGCGGCGCGGGTGCGCGCGACGATCGCCTACAACGGGAGCGACATCACGCGAGACATCGCGCCGTATCTGCTGGGCGTGACGTACACCGACCATGCCGGGGCGCAGGCGGACGAGCTGACGCTGGAGCTGTCGGATATCTCCGAACTCTGGGGCGGGCAATGGGAGCCGGAGGAGACGGACACGATCGATGTGTCGCTGGTCGCCTACGATTGGGAGCAGGCCGGGCAGCGGCTGCAGTACCCGTGCGGGGTGCACCAGGTGGCGGGGAGCACGCTGCAGGCGCCGGGGCGGAGCTGGAGCCTGACGCTGTTGTCGGCGGCGATCACCGCGGGGGCGCGGCGCCAGCGGAAGTTCAAGAGCTGGGAGAAATTGACGCTGCGGAGCATCGCACAGGACGTGGCGACGGGGGCGGGACTGACGCTGCTTTATGACACAACGATCAACCCGCGCTGCGAGCGCGCCGACCAGCAGCACATGAGCGATTTGGCCTTCCTGCAGGAGTTGGCCGGGCAGAGCGGGATCCGGGTGAAGGTGACTCCCGGGAAGCTGATTCTGTTCGACGAGGCGACGTACGAACAGAAGCCGCCAGCGTTCACCATGACGCCCGGGCAGGAGCTGATTGACTGGTCGTTCACCAGGAATTACGCCGAGGTGTACCGCTCCTGCGTGGTGACGTATCACCATGCCGCGAAGGGGAGTAGCGGGTACCGCGCCGAGTTCACCCCGACGAATCCGCCGCCGGTGAAGGACATTCTCTATATCAACGAACGAGTCGAGAGCAAGGCGGCGGCGGAGCGCCTTGCCCGTTCGCGTTTGCGGGAGAAAAATCGGCTGGGTTTGACGGCGCATTTTGTCATGCCGTTCAACCCGCACATCGCGGGGGCGGTGACCGGGCGCGCGCAGGGGTGGGGGGAGAAGCGCGACGGGATTTATTTCGTGACGCAGGTCACACATGCGCTGTCGACGAGCGGGGCGCGGTCGACCGTCGAGATGCACCGTGCGCTGGAGGGCTATTGATGAGTTGGGCGGCTGGCAATATCGCGGTGGGGTTTGTGTCGACGGTGCATCCGGAGACGGCGACGGTGCGGGTGCGTTTTCCGGATCGCGAGGACCTGGTGAGCGCGCCCCTGCAAGTGGGGATGCGCCGGGCCGGGGGGACGGCGACCTACGCGATGCCCTCCGTTGACGAGCATGTCGTATGCCTGCTGTTCGGGACGGGGATCGAGGCGGGCGTCATCCTGTGCAGCCTGTATGACGAGGACAACCTGCCGCCGGTGACCGGGGATGTCGTGTATACGCAGGCGCCGACCGGGGATTTTATCGCCTTCCACCTGGCCACCGGGCAACTGGTGATCCAGGCGGGGGGCGGGGTGGCCATCACCGGCGATGTGTTGGTGACGGGGAGCGTGACGGTGACAGGTGATGTGACGGCGGACGGTATCTCGCTGACGAGCCACACCCACAGCGGTGTGGAAGCAGGCATGGCCTCGACCGGGCAACCACAGTAGAGGAGTGAGAGCATGGGCGTGACACAGGTGATCAATCCGAATCAGACATACATTGTCGCCATCGAGGATGCGATCGCGCGCACGGCGGC